CCCCCAGGCCGGTGGTCTAGTCGATGGCCACTTAGCAGGCGGCGGTGTGGTCTGGGAAGTTCTCTCGCACAGCGCCCAAGTCCTTGACGCTCGCCGTCTCGCGCAACTTGGCTTGCACGTTGGTTTGGACTGCGCCGAGGCCTGCGGGATCGTACGAAACAAACTCTGCACCATATCGCGATTGGACATTCAGCGCCTGGTACATGAGTGCATTGTTCTTGTTCTTGACAACAATGCTGTAATCGCCAGTAACGTAAAGGTTTGCTGGCGTCCCCGCTCTCGAGAAGTACCCGGAAAGCGTGCGGATCGGCTGGATTGCAGGAATGCTCAGAGCCTCATCCCAATAGACCGTGATCGGATTTGTTACCGGGTCCTGATTGGCGATGCCGATATAAACAAAACCATCCTTGAGCGGCTGGCCGTCAGTGTCGGTGAAGATCGGAAACGGTGGTTTGATGCTGAGCACTGACATATCAGAGCCCCTGGCCTGGAGTGATGTAAATGACGCTTGTTCCGCTGGCAGTGTCGCCCGAGAAGAACGACGCAGGCGGGAAGCGCAGGATCTCCACCGCGCCAGGAACAAGCGGAACCGATTTAGCAGGCGTTCCCGAATCCGCATTGGCTTGTGCCTCCGCTGCCGTGTTACCTGTGCCGAGGAAGACCGTCTCGGACCCAGCATTAACGATACGGAACTGTCCGGCACTTGTCTCAGTGACTTTGACTGGCGCCTGAACAGCCGTCGGTGGCGTGGTTGCCGCCGTGAAGGTGACAGTATCGCCAAGGGGCGCAAATGGTATTTGTGAGCTGCTTGCCATGTTCGTTGTCTCCTGGTGTTCTGTTAAATGTAGCAGGTTTATTCGTTGGGTGCCTCAGGCCTTCCAACCGTTTGCGTCCGAAGCGCATCCGCTAATCGCTTGAACAATTCGGCTTCCTGTGGTGTCCCCTGTGGAGCCTTGGCAATTTTAAGAAGGATATCGCGGGCGACGCTTGATTCTGCGCCCCGAGCAGCAACACCACCCATAATAGCCATTGATGTTGCCGCCAATGGGCCGCCGAAGATATTGGAAAGCATGTCTGCCGCAACGAACGGCACTACCTGAACCCCCGTTGGCGGAGCAACACCGGCTTGGCTTGCCCTCGATGTCAACTGAAGCGCACGCACCAAGCCACGGATCGCCTGGTTATCTTGCCCCGTAAAGAACTGGCGGATCGGTTTGTCGAGTTTGTTCAGTTCATTGATGAATCGCTCGGGGCTGATGTAAACAGTTCCGTCTGGCTGCGTGGTGCGGGTCTTTTCCATGACTTCTGCCAGAATCAATGACCGGGTGTTGCGTTTGCCCTCTTGAGATAGACCGCTGTAAAGCTGCCTGATCTCGCTTGGTTTTTTGCTGAAGACCAGCGTTCGAATTTGCTCTGGTTGGAAGTCTCCCTTATTCAGCGCTGTTTTGAGCGCCGAATTACGCAACTCTCCGATCATGCTTGACAGTTCATTGTTGGCGACCTTCCACTTGGTGAAGTCTTTCGGCTCACCATACTGCTTGATATGGTCCCCCATATCTTCGTTCACTGCGCGATAGACTCTTTCCGCGATTTTTTGTCCTTGGCTTTTGACGTTCGCCAGTTCTTGGCTGCCAAGTTGGTCGCCAATCAATTTCCGGATATCTTCGATCTGATCAAGGCTCTTACCTTCTGCCAGTGCATCGCGCCAGCCTTCTGCGCGACTGATCAAAGGTTGCATCTCAGGCACGTTCAGCTCTTTTATGCGCAAAATCTCCCGCTCTAATTGATCAATTGTTTGCGTCATTGGAACAGTTGGGACGCCTTGAGCGCTTAGGCGGTCAATCACGTCGCGCTTCATGTCTGTGAATCGCGTTAACTTTGCGCCTCGCTGCGTCATGAGATCGTCCATAACGCCTTGGGATAGTCTCGTCACGTCTGTTGCGCCGTAGCTTTGCAGAAGGTCGCGGATCGCCTGAACCCTAGATTCTTGCTGGCGCTCCCTCATTCCAGCCGTACCGAATGGCAAGCGCTCGCCGGTAGCCTGGGCTGCTTTGCCCATAAATGTCCGCGGCGGCACCACATCGGAAGTCATGACGGGAATACCCATCGCCTCCGCTTCTGCGACTTCAGACGGAAGCGCTGCACGCTCTGTTGGTGTGACGCGAAGACCTGCGGCACGTCCAGCGCCAAGACCACCGAGCAATCCGGCGCCAACTTGCGTCACTGGGCCAGCGCCCATTTCACCAACCGTTCCGGCTGCTAGGCTTGCCCCACCACCTGCTGCAGCCTGTTGAACAGGCTGCGATGCCATGACCTCGCCAGCGCGTTGCATTGTTGGAGCCGCTGCGCCTGTAAGCGTCCTGCCAAGCCCAACGCCACCGAGTGATTCGGCGGTTCCCTGGACGGTCTGTTGAAATACACGCTCAGCTGCCGTGTCTGCTTCTGGTACACCAAGCGTCGTCAGAATCTGCTGGATCGCTTCGGTTGGCGTGGCAAACTTAGTGCCAAAAATATTGTTGGCAAGTTGCGTGATCGGATCACCCACAAACGTTGTCAATCCTGCAATTGCAGCACCGGCGGCCGTTCCCGCAGGAAACCCGGCAGCGGCCGTACCTAAACCCGCTCCAATTGCCATAGGAGACGCGCCACGGATAGCGGCACCTGTTAGCCCACCAACTGTCGTTTCGCTTTCCTGAAGCGTTTGTAGTGGCTGTGTAGCCGTTTCTGCTGTCTGCCCATATACGGCAGACTGGACGCCTTGCTCGCGCATATCCGCAACACGCTGACGCAACTCAGGCGCATCCTTTGGAATGTCGTCGGGAATGTCGCTGATGATTATTCCGTCTTTGGTGCGAATCGAGTATGGCATCAGTAGTCAACCTCTTGCTGCCGTGGAGCGCCGAAGATGTTTTCAGGGTTCAAACCGTAATTCTTGATCACTGGTGACATGCTCGACTCGATTTGCTTCCCTTCGCGTTCTGCTGCTTCAAGGTATTGCTTCGCCAGGGTAATGTACTGATTTCGAGCGGCTGGTGTCAGAAGTTCGCCGGTGCCTTGAAGCTGGTTAAGCTTTGCCCTAAGACCTTCGTAATATCCCGCCGCATTTTGCGCCGTGGCAAATTCTGTTTCACGCACCACAGAACCAGGGTCGAGCATCTTCATAAACTGCGTGATCAGCGCAATATCGCCTTGACCCGTGGCGGCTTTGGCCGATGTTTTCATGTTCTCGAATGTGCCCCTGAACGTCTCCAGCGGAGCAACTTTCTTTTGATACCTGTCGGACAGCTTTAACTCCATATCGAATTTTTTGTCCTGTGGAATCTGACCAGCGGGGAATTGATCAGCCTCAAGTTTTGCCTTTGTCACTTCAAGACCAAGTTTCTCGCTCTCTTTGATTGTTTTGGCAATCTGCTGGTCTGTCAGTTGGTTTTGTTTTCCAAGCGCGATGATTTCCGCGCTTTCTCTTTCTCGCTGTTTCGGCAACGCTCGAACAGCAAACGCCCTGTCGATGATTTCCTTTGAGCCTGGCAACGCCTGAAGCGTGACCGCCGTTGTCATCATGGCGGTTTCGGGGTCCGCTTCCGCCAGTGTTGCGGCGTCAATGTACGCTTTGCCCTCTGGCGTCTCCGCCCCGATCGCTTCTCCGCGCTCGCGCAAAAGTTGAATGCCGACTTGAGTGTTCCCGCTGGACAAAGCCGCCAGCACTTGTCCACCGAAGCGTAACTCATTCTCTTGCGCTGCTTTGTTCTTGCTCTCAAAGCTTGATTTCAGGTTTTGGAACTGATCGTTCGGAATGTATGGTGCCAGTCTGGATAACGTGTCGTAACTTGGTGTCTGAAAAAACGTCTGCAGGTCTTGTTCGACCTGCGCCTGACGCTGTGCGGCTTGTTGGGCTGCAAGTGCTTGTGCTTGGCGTTCCAGTTCTCGCGCTTGTATCAAGTCGCGGCGTTCGCGTGCCTCAAGTCCCGCTTGACCAATTTTAATACCGCCGGTGAATGCCTCAAACGGGCTTGGGACGTTCAGTCTGTAATCGTATGGCTGAACCATGAATCACCTCACTTAAACAAACTGCCAAACCCGACAGGTCCGCCGCTTCCATACTGCATACCAAGCACTTGCATTGGAAGATTCAACACACCTTGAACTGCTGCGCCCTTGCCAAGTCTCGCCCCTGCCCTTGCTGCGCCAGCCTCGCCCATTAGTCCGGCAATGCTCTCTCCAGTGCGCTGCGCTTGTGATGCCGTATTGGCTGCGGATGCTTGACCACCTGAATACAGTTGACCAAGTGTTTCAAGACCTGCACCAGCAAGACCGCCGAAACGGCCGTATTCTTGCTCGATGGCTTGGCGCAACATCTGGGGCCGGAACTCGGCAAGGGCTGCTTGAATATTCCCGCCACGCAAACCGCCCGTTGCGGATGCGCGCTGAAGTAGCGCCTCTTCTGCTGCGTCGATCTCCGCCTGGAACCCTGGTCGCATCTGAACGCGCTCAATGGCTGCTGCTTCAGCCTCAGGTCCGAGCAAACCTGCCAGCGCTAGTTGCTGTTGGTAGGCTTGTGCGCCGCCTGTTTGAAATGGTTGCATCCCACCAATGGCAGAAAGCCCCGCTTCTCGGTATGGGCGCAACATTTCCTGAGCAATATCAAACTGCCTGCGCTGTTCTTCAATGCCTGCCTCTGACGCCTGCGCTTGTGCTTTCCCTGCTTTTTGCGCTGCGCGGGATTGTACGGCGCCGCCGAGAATACTTGCTCCACCTATTATCGATGCTGTTATCGGTTCTGGCATCAGTCAAACTCCCGCATGTAATTTTCTAATGTCTCGCCGTATAGCCCGAGAATGACTTCGGAATCATGCATGGCGGCTGTCGGTCCATGCACCAAGGTATATACCATTAAGAGTACGTCATAAAACCCTGCGCGCCAAACAAAAGACCTCGCATCATGCCGCCCTGCGCGCTCTGCCGTATCGCTTGCTTTCCATTTCGCCACCATAAGCGCCAAGACTGGCGATAATGCGCCGATATTGCGAAGATAAAACGCATTAGTCGGAAGTGTGACGAAGGAGTCCCAGATCAGCGCGTCTTGGTCTTCCCGGGTCAACTTCTCTGGCTCGTCCACCATATCGTCAAAGCGTTGAATCATGACCCAAACCAAGCAAATGAAGTCTGCCGCATCTTGCGGAAGTCCAAGCCCTTCGCAGTGTTTTCTGATCAGATCGGCGCTGTTCACGTAATTTCCCGCCCGCTTGCGCGAATCGTTATTGCCGTCGCCGCACTGGCAAGTGTCGATATGAATCCGCCAGTCTCGAGAACATGACCGACCAACTCAGGACAGGTATATGTTTCATCTGGCGCAATCGTGCGCGCGTCGATGATGCGATTGGATGCGCTCGCAGACCCGCCAGAAGTCACCAGGTTGACGCTCAATGTCACGTTGCTTGCGCTGGTGTTGGTTGCAGTGAACTTGTCGATGATCGCCTTGGCGCTGGTCGCTGAGTATTGCGTCGTTTGGCTGTTTTCTGCCTGTTTCGCGGGTATAAGCACTCGCGTTATCACTGTCATGTCTGACCCCTCACTGTTGAATCTGAGTCACTGCCAACGTGACTGCGGGTGCTGCTGGCGCGAATGCCGTAGACGCCACGTTATCAATCGTAATTGCTGTATCGTCTGCCGCGAACATCACTTCGATGTAGTCGCTCGCTGCCAGACTGAAAAAGTTAATCAGCGTAACCGGAATATATCCACCGTTGACATTAATCGTTACCAATCTAGCAGTATTTGGAACGTTTGTTCCGTTTTTTCTAAGCCAGACCCATACGTCCTTATCTGAACTGTTCCCGCTGGTGATCTGGATTGTCACGTCGAACTGATACAGACCAGATTCCGGAACGATAATCTGCGAAGTAGTGCCACCAATCACAACCCCGTTGCTAATCTCTGTGTTGTCGAATGTCAGCGCGTAGGCGGTATTGATCGCCGCTGGTGTTTGGTCTGTCGTTTTTGTGAACTCGCCATAAAATTTCTGCTGATCAATGGTCGGACGCACGAATATTTGACCAGTGCTTGCGTCATCCTCAAGCACTGCTGCAACTGATATCACGTTGTTTGGTGCGGTGGGTTTGGTAGCGGTCAGGCCGCCTGCATTGATCGGGTCTGCCCACAACAGATCACCGAGAGAAAATGCGGACGTGTCGATGTTCTCCACCCGACCGAACACCGTCACACGACCGGTCCCGCCATCAGGAAAGTCTTGAGCCGTCACGCCGATGAAGTACAGGCTATTGGTGCTGCCGTCTGCCAGGTAAGGCGCTATCTCGATGCGCTCTAATCCGTTGACACCCGCAAACCCGACCGCTGTCCCTTTGTTGATCGTCGATCCGGTGTTGTTGATGGCAAACAGGTACATGTTCTGCCCGACCTGCTGCACGACACTGCCAGGGTGTCCAAGATGTAAAGTCTGGTCAATACTGCTCCAAGCCATGACACCAGGGTCGTATGCGACAGCAGGTGAGGGGTCTAAGGAAAAGCCAAGAAACCTGACATTATCCTGCTGCACACTCGACATGGTGCCCAGTTCGGGCTGAGGTTCCACGTGAAACCCGTCAATCTCTTTTTGAATCTCAGACGAGTCACAGCATCCCGACAACTGCGCCTGAATGTCCTGAACCTGCTTCTCCAGTTCTGCGATCTGCGCCAGCAGTCCATCCTGAGACGGTTCCAGTCTGTCTTTGATCTTGTCGATGTTATGGGTGAGATCATCGACCGTAACAGGGGGTGGACCCTTTTGAACATCTCCGAGTGATACATTGCTGCCTCCAGTCAATTGAAACAATGACAGGAAAAACATGTACCATTCTCGAGCGACATTGCCTGTACGCTCGTCGATGAACGACACCCTGGGCGGTGTGACAGGGACGTTCAATGGACTAGGCATTGGTGCCACTCACCATCAGTTCAGCGCCCAGAATGACCGTTTTGACAGGATCTGTGGCAGACACCTCATAGACTCGATCACGCAGTTTCATGGTCATGCCGAGTCTGCGCCAGATCACTCTGCGCCCATACTCACCGATCTTGCCGATCTTCTCCCAATGCTCGTTCGACCAGGTGTGTCCACCATCGTCCGACCAGCGCAGCATGACCTGGGGATCTGACCCTTGACCTGTGACGATGCCGACACCCGACTCGATGTCGAGTTGGAGGCTGTGGTGTGCAGTGCGCTTGAGGTTGTTCTGACCTGTCGGCAGCGCACGCCAACTGCGGAGCCATTTTTGAAGCTGCCCGTCGTCAGCGTACACGTCGAGATCGAAAGCGTAGATTTTGCCGTTCTGGTAGTCGCCCACCAGCGTTTCCTGATTGAAGAACACCTGACAGTTGCTGCGATGACGCACGAAGTTGCCATTGCTGAATCCGGCACGCTCGTGCCAGGCTTGGGTCGATACGTCATAGACCCACATCGCACCCGCAGACGGGAAGATCAGCACATAGAAACTGTGACCGTCTTGCTGGTAGGTGTAACCAATGGCGTCAGACAGATCGCCGTATTGCTGGATCTGCCACTCCACAGCATGAGTCGAGATCCGCTGACCTGTGTACCCATTCGCACGATAGACGATGCCTTGACCACGAGCGTCCTTGCCGAGCCAGAACAGACCATTGTCCATCTTGGCGATCGAGAAGGCAGCCGCACAACCCAACTCGTTGAAGGCACCTTGGATGCGGGAGAATGGGAAGTCAACGTCGCCGCTGTTGTACCAGACCTCGACCGAGTTGTCTCCAAACACCCACAGTTCCCTGTGGTCTGCGATGACACCAACAATGTTGTCTGGTGCACCTTCAGCACTGGCGAAGTCGAGCGGGTCAACACTGGTGCCGTCAAGGAGAGCAGTTACCCAGATCTTTTGACTGTTCGGTTCATTGAACACGAAATACCCGTCAATGTACGACACAGTGACAGCGCCAAGGTAGTCTGGATCAGCGATCTGTGCGAATACGTTTGTATTGGCGTTGTAGATGAACCCTGGACCGTTGCAGGCAATGAATAACTGAGTACCATTGTCGGCCATACTGACAGGTCCAGGACTGCCCGAGACAGTGCCGAGCAAGGTCACGGTGTAGTTGGCATCCACTTTGTAGAGTTCGTTCTTGCTCACGACATACACGTTGCCGCCGAAAGTCCACAGACCACGGATGGGACCATCACCAACAGTCACGACCTGACGCAACCCAGGGGCACGATTCAGGAAGGCAGGTTCCTTGCCACCCTCAGGCACGATTTCAGGGAACAAGTTGACCATGCGATTATCAGCCGCATTGACTGATCGAGCGACATAGGCAGATCCGAGGATCGGAGACTTCATCAGAAATTTCCAGCATAGATATTATACCGCTGCCGATTGGCGACGATACCATACGGCATACTCATCACATCGTTCGGATTGTTGATGCGCTTGATGTTGCGCTTGCTGGTCATGGCGATGCGCTGCACCTGGGGTGAAGGCTCGACACCGAACTCAGGCGCAATCTCACACGCCAGGTTGTAGGTGAAGGCTCGCAGGTAGCCGGGCGGGAATGCGAGATCCGTGGACAACAGGGCAGGCTGAGTCAACTCCTGCACCGAGATGAAGTGCCACTCCAGGTCCCGAGTTGGTCTGGGGTAGATGTACATCTCGATGTCAGGCAGGGCCATGTTGACGAAGATTACCTGGGGATAGGTCGATACGACAGTCTTGACCGCAATGCCGTTGTACTGATCTTGATTGATGAACTTGATGCCGTAGGACACGTTGGTGCCCGGATCACGGTAGTAAGTGGCATCATCCAGCAGAACCGGACGATTGCCGACAAAGTCGCCAGAGGGTCCGAGGGTTCGACTGATCTGACCAGACGGCCAGGTAAACACCTGATCCTGAGTTGCGTAGACCGACAGACGCTCAGTGTTCCATGAGTCGATCATCTGATTCAGCGCGACAAGGGCGTCTTGGCTGGTTGCTGCTGACGGAGTTTCACCTTCCGCAATGACACCAAGCAATCGCAATGCTCGGTTGATCTGGTCGCCAGCAGTTGCCATGTCAATCTCCTTCGTCGTCTACCGCTGCGAGGAAGTTTGGCACATCTTTGAGTTTCCTGCGACCTCTGCGGACTCGTTCGACAGGTTCCTCATCGCGAACAGCCGGGTCGAATTCTTCCCACCCATTCTCAAGATCAGCAGCCATCTCCACATCGGAGATGGCTACCTTGGCTCCAAACACAGCATGACGCAGGTAAAAATTTGGCATCAGGGCAGAAGTCCGTATGTTGCCAATTTGCTTTCCAGTTCTGAAACACGGGTCTGGAGGTTTGCGATTACAGACAGGACGGTCTGTCCTTCATCTGCTGTCACAAAGCCAAACGGACTCGTATCGACCAGATCCTGAATCGCATAGTCAGGTGTACCTGGTGCACTTGCAGTAATGTCCGTCAGAGCCGCAGTGTTGGCTGCTACTTCAGGAACGAACCGCGCACCGTCAAGCAAAGGATCGGCAAACGCGACACCGACTGCTTTGGTATTAGGCATGGTGAATACTCCTTAAAATGCCCCCGGTTGCCCAGGGGCGAGCGCATCAAGATACAGCACCGTACTGCCACTTGCTGCCATCGGAATAGAACAACTTGCCAAGGCCTGTGGCATTGGTGGTCATTCCAAACGATCCAGCAGGAGCGTCAGTCGTGGTGCTGTTGGCAGTGATCGCAGTATCAAGAAAATAGATGCCTGCACCAGAAGCAAAAGTCAGAATGGATCCACCAACAGACTTGGCTTCATTCGTGTTGCCGTCAGAAGTTTGATAAGTCATCGTTCAACCCTCAATCATGTGAAAGTGCCCCCGGTTGCCCAGGGGCGTTTCAAATTAACCCCAGAGACGCACAGCCATCTGTGGACGGATCGTCTTGTAGCCATACAGAACGTCAACACGACAGGGCATCCGGTCATTGTTGATATCGTACTGACGAACCACACGCAGGCTGATGCCGTTGTGCACCGCACGAGATGCCATGTCCACACCCTGAGGCATGATCAGGTCAGCCGTTGCAAATGCGATGGCGTCCTTGTGGTAAACCAGGTTCTGAGGGAAGGACAGACCAGCGCCACCCAGGAACACGACACTCTTGCTGATCTGCGGAAGCACATCGACAGTTGCCAGTGCCTGACCAGCAGAGTACATCGGAGCAACAGTGATGTTGCCTTCACCAGATCCCCCCAATGTCACGTCAGCCAGAGCGACGAACTGGAACAGTGATCCAGTAGACTCGCGGGTCTGTGGGTTGACAGCGAAGCAGTCAGCCACAGTGAACACGTCGCCAGCCTTGACGGTCAGACCGTTACCAGCACCAGTGATGGCGATGGTGGTCGCACCTTCGGTGCTCACAGCAGCAGACGTGGATCCGGCAGAAGTACGAGTTCCGCAGGTGTGCACTTTGATGCTCTGGGACATGTTCAGTTCTTCGTAACCCAGGATGCCTTCACCAAACATGCCGTTCTTGAACTGGCTGGAAATGGTGCTGACAGGGTTGAAAAGACCCTTCATGCCGTCGATCAGACCAGCGTTGGCAGCCGGGTTGACGGTGACATAGCGGGGAGACATGACAGCAGCGTTCTCGTTCAGCTTCTGCTGAGCCTGGAGCAACACGAGGCTGGTGGCAGGCACAGTACCAGGGGAGCCGACAGAGTTGCCGATCTCTTTGTAGGCGTTGCAAACGTCGGTATCGACGCTGGCAGCCAACTGGCTGATACGAGGCTTCAGCACACGCTCTGCGAAGTCATCCAACTGCATCGTCAGTTCAGCAGACGTGAAGTTGATGCCGATGTGCTTCTGGTTGGAGACGGTCAGCGAGGTGTTCTGCTCGTTGTCGTCCTGCACTTGCAGGGCAGCACCATCAGTCACCAGAGCACGATCCGGGAGACGGATGCGCAGGGTGGAACCGATCTTGGCACCTTCAACAGCGAAGCTGTCATCATACTGACGGTTGACGTTACGGGTGACCACCAGGTTGTTCTCAAGGATCTCAAGAGCCTTCCGGGTGATCATGTCGATAGTAAGCAAACCATTTGGCATGACT